ACCATCTATATCGCATTTTTCAGCATCAAAATAGCAGCGTGGCAGTATGTTTCGAACCGCTTGTATTCCATCTTGTACGGACAATCCAGCAACAATAGTAATGCGTTGCGCGCCTAACACTAACCACGCCATTTCTTGGATTGATTTACCGCCGCTAGCCAATGTTTTTGCACGAGCATCATGCGGCAGAAAGTGCATTGCGTATGTATATTTCTGACGGTGCTCCGCGTATTTGGCATCAACACCTAGTCGTGCACCTTTCTCATACCAATCATCATTTTCTATTTCTTTGCCGATGATTTGCTCGAAATAGTGGCGCATACCCTTACCTGACGCGCTGTAATACTCAAGCAAATGTATTTCTCCGCGTACAACTTGGAAAAACCATATCCCAGTATCGTCACTAAATCCTAAATCCCATGCCGTGTAGACCGGCAATGCTGGATCATGCGGAACACTGCATAGTCGCCCTGTCTGCTCAACAGCACGCATCTCGCCGCCGTAAAACGCCCCAAGCAATGCTGCGTCAAACGAACACATATATTCTTGATCAAATTTTGCTTGACCGGCATCGATACCAAAATCGGCGATGTACAACTGCAACTCATGCTCAATTTGGGCCTCAGTCATCGCGCCAGTGTCGCGCACTGTCAATAACTGGGCGAATGATCCAGGCTGATTTTTAGCTGCGTCAAATGTGCGTTTTGCGTGATTATTACCACGTGGTGTCGTGTTGAATATTTGCCAGCCACCATTTTCGGCAATGATCGGTCGCAGATACGCACGCGCACTAGGGTTTGCCAATGCCCACTCTGAATACACAATTCCAGCCGGCGGCGAACCAACTAGACTATTAAAATTATCTGATCCAACGACCTGCCACGTCGAACCATTGACAAAACGGATCATCATTTCTTGATCGCGCGTCGATGATCTCAACTCGCCCGGGAAAACCTCATCAATTCGCCGCTTGCCTGTGTGCGGGTTAATCGCGTCCCAGATAGCCTTCCTTGCCTGCGCTGCCTCTGGCAGCATGTACCAATATGTCGCCACTCGCTCAAATGCCGCGCAGGCCGTATGATGCATGCCGACTTCATCCTTACCGGAGCGCCTGTGCCAAACTAATTCGCAGTGCTTTCCGCCGCCCTCAAGATAGTTCCAAGACTTTCTTTGGTAATCTCTCGGACGCCAATTATTTGGAAGCGTTATTGCGCTCATGCCAAATTTTGACTGTGTTGTCTACAATTTCATCAAAAGATGGATTGCCTATTTTTCGTGCAAACTCTTTTTTATGCAATTCAACGCCGCCTATTTTTTTAGCATTGCTTAAAATTTGAGCAGGTTCATCTGCCTGTTTTTTAAGCACGTCTAGCGCCGATCCAAAATTAATCGCCATCGATGTCGCCAAACTTTACGATCTTGACGGTTAGACCAATCTCACCTGTATGACTCGCATTTACATCAACCTTGTCGCCGTATTTCTTCGGAGCCAATTTACCAGCGTACCATTTTCTAGCGTCTACGCGCAGCCTAGAACGAGCTATAACGTCCTGATCAGTGCGCTTATTACCATCTTCATCAACATACGTATCATTCGCGCCATCATCGGCAATCTGAATGACTTCTTCGGCGTAAAAATCAGCCTGAGCCTCGCGTGCGCGTGCGTATTGGTCACGGAAGGAAACATTATTATCGTCAGACAACCAACGCATTACGGTTGTTTTACTCGGCATGTTAAGCGCCAAGCAAATATTTCGCAGGCTAGAGCCTTCTGCCAGACTATCGCAAATCTCATCCGCCATTTCTTGAGTGAAACTACTTTGTCTCCCCATCATTCATCATCAGGGTTGCCTGACGCCTCAAATGTACTGCTGGTTAAAACCGGAATGGCTGTGCTGGTTGACCCTGTGGGTCTGGTTGCGGTGCTGCCTGTGCTTGTTGCTGGGGCGGCGCTGGTTGCTGAGGTTGTTGCCTTTGTTGCATGGCCTGCTGCTGTGCCTGCTGAACGAACTGCTGGTAACTCAAAGGTTGCTGCCCGTTGCTCTGCATCTCAATTGAATATTGTTGATAGAGTGGCGCAAGTTTCATGTTTTGCTGTGCATTACCAACCATTCCACCCATATTGCCCATTTGCTGGGATTGTGATTGCGGATTTTGATTAGCACTCTGGCCTCGCAACAACATTGCGAGTTTTTGCATCATTGTTGGGTCAGCCATAATTTTCCTTAAAACGCTGCAGTGATCGTAATTTCAGTCGGCGCAGCAACGAAATCAAGATCGATTGTGCCAGTGATATTATCAGCAGCGTCGAACGCGGTAATGATTGCCGATCCGCTACCAACGCGAGTAGCAACAGCGCTCAATGTATCGCCATTGGCTGCTACAGTGCATTTCGATTCGTCGGATGATGTCCAGACTAGACCGCCGTTGAGTAGCGCGTCTGAGGTGGCTGTGAGTGTCACAGTGCCGATATTTGATGGGATTGATGCTGACATTTTGTAGCTCCTAAATTTAAAACCGTTGATTGATAATGAAATTTCGCACTTGCGTGGGTTGAGTCGTTTGTGTAGCCAGACGAAAAATGCATCTATGCAATAAATCAGGCGCATTTTCAATCCTAAAAATATTTTCCAAATAATTGAAATAGTTATTGCATTGTCTCAAAATGAGACTATAATGATTCACATGGACAGGCAATAACGCAAGTCCAAACAGGAGAATAAAATGAATACATCAAATCAATCTTTTGACCCACGCCTCGCACGTTTGGCTAATGCTCGTAAATTAACCATTTCAGATAAATTTGACGCTGCTGCAACATACGGCAAACTCAATAAACTATTTACCGAAATGAATCGTGTTGAACTGGCGGTTGCTCGTCATCAGGAATTTCAATCCGTCGCAGATGCCGCGCGCAAAACGTACAATGATTTTTATTTGGCCGAAATTTGGAATTCAAAAAATCCGATTATCGTTGCAAATAACAACGCATAATAATGGGCGCACGCACATCCCCAGAGGTGATCGAGGCCGTGCGCCTCATCACCGAAATAAATCTTGCTGCAGTAGCGGAAAAACACGGCGTTGACACTAGCACTGTCATTGCCCCAATGCGTCTAGCAGTTGCACTGTGCAATCAGGGCGTGCCAGTCACCGCGTCAGCGAGACAATGCGGCGTCGGCAGGACTGCTCTGCACAGAAAAATAAATGAGGCGACTAGCGCAGCTAATGAACAATTAAAGCATGCTTATTAATTAAAGCATGCTTATTTCTCACATGTGATAAAACTAGCTGAAAGCATGCTTGGTCTGCATCGAGATAAGCGACTGAACGATATGCATCCAGCGACCATGCGACTCTGATTTTTCCAGTAAGTTACGAACAATCAGCACTGGCTCAGGCGCTTTATGCCACTTGCAAACATTCCCGCCATTTCTTGATGGCCTCTTGCACTGATCGCCTGACGCCTCGCTCTTTGCCTGGCAGCGCTGGACAGTTTGCTTGCCACCCATGATCGTGATTAGCTTTTCGTAAGTCATTTGCAATTATTTGTTAAAAAATCCAAGCGCACGCTTAATTTCCTCTTCCTGGCGCTTAGTCACATGCGCAGATTCGATATTTTGCAATGCTGCTCGCATTAAATCGGGCGATGGCAGCGGCTTATGAGCCAGAGGATGCGTGGCAAGATACTCTTTTATGGTGTCTTTTGTCATACATCCCCCAAAAGCAAAAAACCGCAATTAAGCGGTTTCTATTTCATTCCAAAGTCTATAGTGCTAAGTGAATTACTTATTTTTAGAGGCGGCGTGCCCAATTCAGAAATTTTAAACCAACTATTTTCAGTTTGCAAGCTTTTTTCACAGCAATCCCCTACGAATCATAACAGGAATAATTTGCTGCATTGCATCATCAAATGTCTTGCCCATCTTTGAGCGCCAAACTCCAGATACGCCAGCATACCGATTCTTTAACTCACACCCTATCGCATTCTGGTATACATATTCGATTGCATCGTAGCAGTATTGCACAGCCTTGATTTCCTCGCGCTTTTGTAGATCATCAACAATATCATTCGCGCAGTCCCATTGTCTTGATGATTTTGATTGTTTGAAATCTGGTGATTCTGCCGGATAGCCTAGATTCGGTCGCCATGCCGTTGTGTGATAGTGCCAGTCCATTAATAATTCTTCAGCAAGTTGGCGTGATTTATCCATGCTTTTTATTTTCCTTATCGAATTTTACGGACTGCTGCGGGTCAAAATATAACTTGCTTGGCGCTGCATGGCTTTTCTGCTTTGAGATACGACCGCCGACTAAATGAAGTTTCAACCATTCTAAGCGGCTGATTGGTTTATCTTCATTTTTTCCACGCATCTAGTCAACTCCCAGTAATTCCTCAATTTCACGGCTTGCGCGTTCATAGCATGAGGACGGGATATTTCCGAGCGCAGTATCGAGAATTCCAGCCGCAGATCGCAAAGTATCTGCCTCAAATTTACTGACGCTCACAATATCATATTTTTGATGCCGGTCAACAATTGATTCAATAGCCAGTATCGCACTGTGAATTGCAATACTGTGAGAATCACGCTTTCCAATGATCGGATGTCCTTTGTTAGCCCATGACATCCCGCCAGCTATTTTACATAGCTGTTCACTCATGTGGTTGCAAGTGTCAATAGTCGGGCTGTCGATCATCGTTATTAATGCTGCGTGTAGCTGCATGGCAAGCATAGGATGCTGATCCCGCGTCATTCCTATGTCTATCAGCTTCGGGACCGATGCAAGTCTGTAAGTACGCTGTTTTCTTGGTTTGCTGTTACCTGCCATTCATTTACCCATATTCAATATGCAAATATTCAAAAAACAAGCCGATATCCAGTATCCGCTCTTAGCCCAATTACAATCAATAGCATGACGTATTGCAGCGCATGCAAATAGGCATATGATCGTGTAGTCGAATAGGAGTGGGCTGGATAGGAGTTTCATTGGCCAATAATTTCTATCTGATTTTTCGTAACCGCATCACATGAAATCCATCGCCCATTGAATTTTGCAAAACACTCCACGTTAATTACCTTCGCTTCATATCCAAGAGACTCCATTGAATTTTTCTCAATCTCTGAAAATACAAAGCAAATAGGAAAAACAATTGAAAAAATGAAAGCAACAGCGGCGAAGGTTACAGCGACGATTCCCCTCATCACGCACCCCGCACATAAGCAGGCAGACCACCTAATTCTCTGATTTGGGCGACTGGAATATCAAATTCTTCGTGGATTCTCATAATCAACGTAGCACCCACTTTTAGACTTCCGCTGCGCAGCTTGCTAATTACCGGCGCTTGCACTCCTAGCCTAAATGACAATTGCGCATCATTCTGCTTTCCGGCTAGTTTGGCATGTAAATAATCAAGCAAGTTTCCCGCTGGCGTCTGTATTTTGTTCATTTTCAACCTTTCAGGTTAGCCCCGCACTATTGCAGGGATGGTTTATTAAACGCCAAATTCAATCCATTTATTGCGGCCATCTTTAAAGCTCCAAATCAACTTGTCTGTTTGTCCGTTGATCTCAAAAGTTAAAATGTCACCATCAACATTTTTTACCTTGCCTAAAAATTCGCCATGTTTTTTAGTCATGTGATCTTTGGATGCGAATAAAGAGCATCCGTTGATTGGTCGATAAAATCGTGTGTGTATGCCGTCTTTAAAAAGCTCAATCATTGTCAAACTCCAATTTCTGCGCAATACATGCGCAATTCGCTGTAAATAGGGCTGTCAGACATTAGTGCGCACATTTCCACTTCGCATAAATCATCTTGAGCAATTGAATTCTTAATTTCACCCATAAATCTATTTACGACCTCATCTGGCATATCTTTCCCCATCAATCTAATTGACGACAAAAGAGCCTGTTTTTCTACTGCGGATTTGAAATCTTCCATCTCATTCTCCATTCATGTCTGCTTGATTGCAGCCCATGAACGAATAATATTGGATTAATACACATAATGCAAGCGTTTTATGAATTATTATTTGCAATGATTAATTATTTCTTTGCGCCCCAATTCAACGCAGGAACAGGATTCATGCACTTATCAACCTTGCTTATTTTCACTTTTTTTCTAGCAGAGGCAAGAGCGAATTTTTGATATGACACGTTCATATTATCTTTCTTAATATTTCCTTTTTTTGATTTACGATGCCGTTCACGGCAGGTAGCGCAACATTCAGATAGCTTATATGTTTTTGTAACAATGTATTCATTTAGACAAAATGAGCACTTCCGAACGTCACCTATAGCCATTATTTCCCCAATCCTTCACTCCAAGCCATCCTCTTGATAATCACGCCAGCATCAGCGGCCTTGTAATACTCACAACTACGCTCAAACTTTATGCTCTTGAACACGCCTTTGAACTTGATGCATACTGCTATTCCTTGCTTACTGTGCGGCTCAGATGCGTTTATTCTCAGGTGAGCGCAGTTGAAACACTTCATGCGGCGTCTTTTGATCTAATAACTAAATATTCAATATATTTATCAACTGCAGAATTAAATAATGTAGGTTGATAACTCCTAACCACCTTCTTTTTCTCTGGGAATGTTTCAGGTGTTGACCTATGCGCCAAAAGAGTTTTCTCAACCAAATAATGGTACTTGTCGCCACTTAAATCATCGAAATATTTACGCTTAATCGCGCTTAATATGCCCTCTGATGTTTCCGTGAAATAATCGAACAAAACATCTTGCTTTTCGTCTTCTTCAATATCTTCAAATGGCTCAATTATTCGGCAGCATTTATGGCCTTCAATTCTAAATATCATCCAACCTTGTGCGGCAAGCCTATCATCCCGCGCTTTGTCCGATTCGTAATCGTGCCACTCCTTGCCATCGCACTCAATGCCAATTTTTAAGAATGGACAACCGAAATCGATAAAATAATTTAAAACGGGCAACTGAGGGAAAAACGGAATTCCCAAACCTCGGATATCACCCCAAACGTGACGCTCTATCGGGCTAAATTCCCAATCCATAAAATACGGATCGTGGCGCATCTCGCCAGTTTTTTCATATATATCCATCCAAGCAGGAAGCAATTGACTGTATTCTCGTCTTATATCAAGGAATTTTTTAAAGTCACTCATTGCGTCCGACCAGTTTTATTTTTGCATTACCAAGCAAAGCCAAGCCATCTTTACTAATTGCGAATGATGGGATTAATTCCTTTACGTGATCCAATGCCAGTCGCCCTTTTTTTACCGCTGCAATTAAAACCGTTTCGCGTCCATCAACATCATGGCCTAAAGATGGTGTCCATTTAGCAGGTAATTTCTGATCACGCGCTAGCGTCACCGCCTTGGTGTAATTTTCCTTGAAAGCCATACGCGCACCAACTCGATCACCATCGTCAAGCAACGGTGCTGCAATCGCCCATGCTTGGCACATTTCCTCAGTCCAAACCACTGATGCGGATTCATCGTATGGCAGCATTGCCCAAGCCTCTTCAACGCCTGGACGCCCATCGTCAATACGCGAAATAACAGCGGCGACATTGAAAGGCTTGCCATCCAACTCTTTCCGGCATCGTGTTAATGCGCTCATCACAGCATTCTCTGGGAATCCGTCCAAGTCCTGCGCCAACATTGCCGCCGCCGCTGGCGTGTACACTTTTCCGCACAGCTCAGCAGTTGCCGCTATCGCCTTGATTAATTCACTGCTAGCCATTTGCTTTCTCCCTTGCTTCCGCTTCAGCAATCAGCGGCGCAAACGCGTCAAAATTGGTTTGTGTCTTATCGGCTTGTAATGCCTTAGTTTGTGTCATCTTGCAATTTGTAGCCCATTCCGTTCGCAGCTTCTCTGAATCTTTTACCATCGCGCCGATTGAATGCATTTCCCGAACGTAATACGCGTTATTGTGTCCAACAAAGAATCTTGCAACGTGCGGCGATTCATCGCGCCCAAGCCTTCGAACAAAGTTTGCCAATTGTCCATTAACCGTAGCGTTACGAACTGGCTCCGCGCCATACCGATCAAAGTAAGCGTCACTGTAGCTATTCCATGTAGACGCTGTTTCGCTTTCCGGTTTTATTGGCGAAACTTTTTTTTGCGGCGTGGCGCTTGCGCCGTCGCAACTGGTTTCTTCTGGGGCTGCGGTTACGGCTTCGGTTGGGGCTGTGGCTCCTACTACTACTCCTACTACTGTTTTCGATATGAGTGTGAAAGGGTTTGCAAAGGGTTCCAAATAACGCTCAAATTCATCCAGCTTTACCATTGGAAATCTAGGGCAATTTTCGCGCAAAGCCAATGCCAGCAATGGTTTTACGCTTGTCGGTATAGGCAATGCATCGAATAATTTACCTGCCGCCATGCCAACATTTGGGTTTTCAAACTGGTTCCACTTTAGATATTGTCTGATAAATACCCAAAATGTCTTATTGCAACGGTATGAGAAACCGTTTGTATAAAGCTCTTCAAACCCTTTCGATACCCTTTCGATACCCCATTTAAGATCATCTGCGGCGTATGCATCGGTCAGACGAAAACACCCAAGCATATTTCCATGCGTACAGGTAAGGAGGTAGATTGCCAAAATACGCCCATCCTCAGACAAATTTCTTGTGTCTTCACTTGTCCAGAATGCCGTATAAACTTTACCGTAATCACGCATCTTTTTTTACCGGATAATTTTTTATTGCTTTCTCAATAGTTCGAACATGCACGCCAAAGTCATTAGCAAGCGCCTCATTACTCAACGTGTCACGAATGACCTGCTTAAGTCCTTCGCGCTGTGCTATGGCGACTTTAATCTGCACCAATTGTGTATCGGATAGGCGCGTCTTTGGAGTTGGCTTCCAGTCGTTTGGATAGGTCATTGCGGAGCCTCCAGCAAGACATACTCAGCAACCCGCGCTGATCCATACCGGCTATCGACTTTGATCATGTTGTGGGAGAACTGATAGCCTTGTTGCTCAAGTTCGCGTACGCGTTCGCTCAATCGCATCAAGCCAAGATTATCCATGGCGTACTTTTGCGTGATTGAGGTGCGAGACTTGAAATAGTCTTTTAGGGCTTCTAGTTGGGTCATATCAAAGCGCTTTCAGGAAGAGGCTGGGTGATAAAGCCAGCGGGATAAAAGCTCGAACGGAGGCACAAGCAAGTGGCCTTCTCTCTTCCTGAAAATACTTTGGTATGTTTTGCATGCCGTCCATTTCGAATGCCAGATTTATCAATCTCTGGTGCAAGAATTATCCGTCACGTATTGCGATTAATCAAGTGTTTTCCTATGCACTATCGGAATATTCTGATTTACTTATTGTGCGCCGCAATAAAGTAACCGTGCTGGCAGATACTTATCGAGATTGGTTGACAAATATTGAAATGTGCAAGGTTACGCGGTTGACAAAACGCTGATTATGCAAGATTGAGGTGTCAAGTATTACTTGACATGTGAATGTTGTCTTTTAACATACCGCAGCATGTTACCGGTATGTTTGCAGCATGTTGTGTGTAGATGTGAAAAAGCGCCCCGTAAGGCGCTTAGTGGCGTGTTTTTGTCGGATGCGCTACCCCGATAATGCAAAGGATCGTGATTTATTCTCACTCGGCACCTCCTTTCTTAATTTCCTTTTTCGCCTCTTTAACACGCTCTGACCACTTCGCATTAAATAGCACGCAGCAACCACATGATAAAAGTCGCGTAAGCTTCCCGCGCAATTTTGAATTTGCCGCAGCCTTACCATGCCTGATACTTTTCATAATTATCCTTTACGCTGCTAGCTTCGCACTCTCGGCAACTTGTATCAATTTACGCGCAAGCTCCATGATTTCCTTGGCTGTAGCTTCGGGCGGTATGTCCAGCCGAATATGCGACGTTTCGATGTGGATCGTACCTTCTGCATCGGTGGCACGGCGCTTGTGTTCCTTTTGCGTTTTAGGCTCCCTAGCGGCTTTCTTTGGTACGCCAGTAGCAAACTGCTCAACATCATCCCACGACATCAACTGAAACGATTTTATACCAGAGACAATCGAATCAAGCGCTTCCTGGTCTTTCTTTCCATTGATTATTTTCGAAATCTTTTTCGCGCCAAGCTTTTCAAATAATCCTGCTGATCGTTGCATACGCCTAGCAATCGTCTGGTAGGATGGAGAATCAGGAGTTAGGCAATCAAATCGCCCTGCGCTTGCGTAGACCTGCCTGAGTACCTTCTTGGCGTTAATGTCAGCATCGCCAATATTAGAATACACCAGCAACGATACAGCTAATTCAACTTGCAGCCATTCAGCACTACCAGCCAAACTCTTATTCATCGATGTAACGCAGAAGTCGATATTGGTTAATACTTTGTCTGTCATGATAATTCTCACATGTGATAATTCGGATAGTCATCATGACGGATTGAGCGGATTAGGCTTTGAGGTTTGTCAACTTCAAATCATCTAATACCAATTTAACAAAGTCGTCAATTGTTGACACCATGCGCAGCTCACCACCAGCGGGAGATGCTCGCAGCGGACTCAAGCCTAATCGGCATTCCATCCACCACCAGTCGAGCCAACCATCAACAGAATACGATGCCCCAAGCGCATCTCTGTAACCGCCGATCAATGCCCATATGCCAGAGTATAGTTCGCATTCAGGCGTCATCGACAACACTGAGCTAAGAACATCTGTAACGCGCTCAATTTCAGTAACTCGGTAATGAAACTCGCGTATAGATTTCTCAACCTTATTGCGATCATTTCTCTGGCTCATATCACACTTTCCGCGCCATCATGCGCTATGTTTATCCAATAGTCACGCGAACGTGTCCAGGCTTTCCACCATACTCACGACTAATCGTCACCGGCATAAACACAACATCATCAATGCGTAGCGCCTTTGCCACGCCATCCAGAGCAGACTTCATAGACGACAGCAAATTATCTAAGTCCATCCGAGTCTTATTCGGCTGCACAAAAACAAGCGTCAATGGGATTTCTCCGGATGGTGCCGTGTAGCTTTTTTTGGCAATTTTCGTTAGGACAAAAGCGGACTCTCTGGCGATTTTCTTCGCCGCATGTGTCGCCCCCCAGTGATGTCCCTTTGACCTATTCGGACTCAATGCAGAATCAGGCCAAGGCAAATCAAATGTCAGCATGCTAAACCTTCCATTTCTAAAAATGATCTGCTCAATATTCTAGCCGCGTTAAATATCAATCGAACATCATCGCGCGACATTTTTCCGACATAGCCGCCATCATAGTAAGCATGGCACGCAGAACAGCCATAAGCGCCCTCTTCGTCACGCGCCTTGAGTCCAGCACCTTTTCCATCTACCGATTCGTTTGAATGGCACCAGACAGTTGTTTCAGGATTCCAGTTGCATACGCCAACAATGCGAAACGTGCAGTCCTTGCCTTTGGCCGATTTGCGGATGGCCGTCATCTTTGGGCTACGCGTTTTCATGCGAGTGCGATTCATTGGCTTTGCAACTTTAATACCCGCAAGCTGCATCATCATTTTTTTCAATGCGCCATCAGGCAATTCTATGAGTTCCTTGCGCGGCTTTCTTGGCTTTGGCTCGGATTTGAAAGCGGATCGGCGGAGAGTCATGCGACGACCTCAAGCGATTTTTGCAGGTCATCAACCATCTGGATTCTTTCGCCTATCCACTTCATGCACGGTACGGCCATTGAATTCCCAAGGGCTTTATATTTAGGACCATCACACGCCAATTTTTTATTAAAAATAATATCCAGGTAATTATCTGGGAATCCTTGAAGTCTGGCGCACTCAATCGGCGTTAGCCGCCTAACTTGTTGCTTTTGAAGCGCCATATATCCGGCGGCAGCATGATCTATGCTGGAAGAAAAGCCTCCAGACGTGCTGCGACTCAACATTGTGCCGGCACAATCAAACGGAGTCGATGACTGTATCAAACAATTCTCACCGCCATTGTTCCTGCCAATCGCGAATGCAATATCTGAAACACATGGGTCTTGCGTACCGTGAACTACAGCAACGGCGTGTTGATCAGTCTTTGTTAGGGTGGGAGCAATGCCTTCGCTAAACCCCGATCCATTGCCGCTGTTCTTATCGTCTCTACCGATGATGTTTGCCTGGATACCGTAAGCAACAAGATCGGATGGGCCTTTGTAATCTCTAGCACTGTCAGTGCTAGAGATAGGAGAAGTTCCATATTCACCGCTGGATTGACGATCAAAAGTAATGGGGATAATCAACTCGTCTTTACTGTCGCCGCTTCTAGCTCCATGCCCTTTGCCACCGTTTGCAGCGCCAGCTCTAATTGTGGGGGCAATTTCTTCCCACGGCGCTCTGCTCGGCGCAATATTCCTGCACATGCTCTCGCGCTCAAAAAGTACCGCTGCGGCACCTCTCCAGTCTCCAAGACATCCGACAACGAACACACGGCGGCGTCTTTGTGCCACTCGGAAGTATTGAGCGTCAAGAACGCGGTAGGCGAACCCATACCCGAGTTTCCCCAGCCCTCCAAGGAGGGAACCAAAATCTCGTCCGCCGTTAGATGACAGGACGCCGGTGACATTCTCCCAAACCAACCACTTGGGGCGATATTTGTTAGCAATGGCAAGGTAGGTAAGCATGAGGTTACCACGCGGATCGTCCAGTCCTTTTCTAAGTCCTGCGATGCTGAATGACTGGCAGGGGGTTCCTCCAACAAGCACATCTGCTCCATAGTTTTCCCATTCTTTAAATTTAGTCATGTCGCCAAGGTTCGGCACTGTCGGGTAATGATGCTCAAGTACAGCAGACGGGAATTTTTCAATCTCGCTGAATGCTTGTGCTTGCCAACCAAGCGGTTCCCATGCACAAGTTGCCGCTTCAATGCCAGAACATACGGAGATATACTTCATTGCGTTTTAACTCCATGTTGCGCAGCAAAAGCACTTATTAGCTCAAGCAATTCCGACATCTCGCCCTTGGTCATTTTCGATGTGCTTACACCCATCACGACAAACCCTGTACCATCAAGATTCGGCACAACGTCTTGCTTCTTTAGCGATGACGAAAATATGTGTTTCCACGATTCTGAATCGAGATAGCGATCATGCCAGCATACTTGTTTTGATATTTCATTCAGCATAGCCCAGAGAGCAGCATTAGACTCAAGTGAGCGTGTCGGCGG